TCCGAAGTTCAGTGATAAATTTGGTCTCAAGATCGAGCAGACCCATACGTGGGATGCTCGCGATTTGAAGCTGCTCTCGCCAAAGGCGTTGTTCCACTACGCACTGGAACTCCGCCGCAGGGATATCGAGCGCACCGCTACTGTCGCACCGCCGAAGTCCGTCGAGACTACGGCACCCGCCAGTTCTACGCCAGCAGCCCAGAAGGGTTTCTGGGGTAAGAAGACTGCGTAAGGCAATCGCAGTTACCCGGCGGGTGCTGCCGCATCCGTCGGGTCTTTCGGCAGCGAAGCTGCCTTGAGCCAGCTACGCTGGCGTCATGGAGGCGGACATGATCCCTTTATTAAAATCAGACTACCCAGATCAAGCTTGGAAATACTGGGTTAACAATCGCAGTCGGTACACACCGGACATAGCCAACCTTCAGGACAGGATATGTTGGTGGTTGTTCATCGCTGACGATTGCAGGACATCCCGAAAGAACTATGAACGGGTGTACAAACCCGGGTGTTCTATCGAGTATCAGACAGCCTTCACCATGCAAGGCTTTAACTTCTTTTACCATCGCCCGACCGGGAGACCGATCCCGATCCATGCTGACGATGATGACGGCTTCTTCCCCCGTGCTAAGATCAAGGGAGAACTCCATTTAGTTACACCACAGGTCTTGATTGACCTTGACATCTACCGCCAGAACGGAGTATTATTCCGTCGCAAGCGTGTGAAGATACTGATCCCGTACCACGAGAAGGCTCGTGGACCATGGGTTGATGTCACCGGGCAGCCATTGCCCCGTGCTCTTCAAGGCTGGCGTCATAAAACTTCCCCAGAAAAAATCTTCATCCTCGAAGCTTGGATGTATATCGGCAAGCGATCGGTATATGAACCCCAACTCGATGACGGTTATGAATATTTACAATGCCCAATCTTCTTTCCTAACGTAGAGAAGCCGTGGCTACCAAGGTATTATGAATACACAAGGACATTCGAAGCCGCTCAGCTCGACAGTAGTTGAGCTACACGTACCCTGTGATGACTGTGGCTCTTCTGACGCCCGTGTAGTTTACGCGGACGGCCACAGTCATTGCTTTTCATGCAACGCACATATACCCGCTAAAGGAGAATACTTGGACGATCAGTATACTTATGAATACCTAGATTACCGTGGTATTTCAAAAGAAATATTTAGACATTACGAAGTCAAGACTAAGATAAACTCAGAAGGCAAACCGATAGCACTTGGCTTTCCGTGGCCTAATGGTTCGATGAAAGTCAGGACATTACCGAAGGGTTTCCATACTGTAGGCGATATTGCCAAGGGCGGACTATTCGGACGTAACTGCTTCATGGCAGGGAGTAACCGGTCCGTCATCATAACGGAAGGAGAACTCGATGCTCTCTCGCTTTATCAGGTCTGTCGTGTTCCTTGCGTCAGTATTCGCAGTAGCAATACTGGGAAGCTGGACGCTGCAAACGATCGACAGTGGCTTAATTCATTCGAACGCGTGTACCTCGCACTTGACGGAGATGGGCCGGGAAGGGAAGCGGCAGCTGACATCGCTGCTCTTTTCGACTTCAACAAGGTTTACCAAATCAAGTTCCCCGGTGGAACCCGAAAAGACGCCAACGACTACGTCAGACACGGCGAGTCCGAAGAACTAGCGAAACTCTTCGCAACTGCCAAGAGGTATTTGCCTGAGCAGGTAGTTTCCTCTTGGCAGGAATTTAATAAGATACTCCACGAAGTACCTAAGACTGGCGTTTCATATCCATGGCCTACTCTGAACTACATGACTTATGGAATACGCACCGGTGAATCAGTTCTTATTACCGCGCAAGAAGGTGTCGGCAAGACAGAAGTGATGCACTCAATCTTACACCATCTATTGAGGGAGACGAAAGATGCGATTGGTACTATATTTCTTGAAGAGCCTAAGAAACGACTGCTACAGGCTGTGGCGGGAATTCATCTACGAAGACCGGTCCATCTACCAGACTGCGGTGTTACCGACGCTCAGATATACACTGCTGTCCAAGAGGTTGTACAGGAAGATGATCGTCTTCACCTGTATAGTCATTTCGGTAGTGATGACCCAGAGACTATTCTCGACACTATTCGGTTTCTCGTTTCTGCGCGTGGTTGTCGTTACATTATGCTTGACCACATTACTATGGTTGTTAGTGGCTTGGGCGGAGATAATGAGAGACGGGCTCTGGACTACCTTTCGACGCGTCTGGAAATGATGACGAAGGAATTGGACTTCGCGTTAATCATTGTCAGTCACGTCAATGACGACGGATTGACGCGAGGTTCAAGGAATATATCAAAGATAGCGGATATACGATTAGATCTTACACGCGATATTAAGAGCCCAGATCCTATCATAAGGCGCACAACGCATCTTATGGTAGCGAAGAACCGCTTCTGTGGAAGGACTGGTCCAGCTGGTGACCTCCTATTTGATCCCGTAACCTATACTTTGACTGAGGAGTTCGGCTTCAAGGCCGAGGAGCTTCGAGCAGCCAACGATAATACTCTAGAAAGAATACAAGCAGCATGAGATACCCTTGGAACTTAAATTATTGGAAGTCTGGTGAATGGCAGGTCGTAAACGAACGCCTGCATGACATGGAGAGGGATCATGAAGGATATAATCCGGACCGTAAAAGCCTTTTTCGATCGTTACAGCTTATCAAACCGGAAGCTGTACAAGCGGTTCTCCTCGGCCAAGACCCCTATCCGGACGCACGATATTCTACAGGCGTCGCATTCTCCATCCCCAAGGATATTGAAGCAAAAGATTTCCCGCCGACTCTTAACACATTACTCCAAGAGTATTCCACTGACTGTGATTACCCATTACCAAGCCACGGTAATTTGGAGCAGTGGAGCAAAATGGGAGTATTACTCTGGAACGTTATTCCGAGTACTGCAACTGGCAAGTCGCTCGCTCACGATTGGGACGAATACAGTTATCTTACAAGAGAAATCCTCACCCGTCTTTCCACACAAGGAGGGATCGTTTTTGCTTTTCTCGGAACGGTGGCCAGACGTTATATCGACTGCATTGATCTCACCAAAAACTCTGTCTTGGTCACGTCTCATCCATCTCCTCGGGGTTCCATCAATAGTCGAACACCATTCATCGGGTCGCGTATATTCACGTCGATCAACGACCACTTAGTTAATATGGGAAGGGAACCAATCAATTGGAGATTGGACGATGATGATCTTGGTAAAGCACCAGTACAAGGACCAAATCTGGTATGACGTAGAAGAGGTCGAAGATGCCCAGAGGTATGAGAGACGTCGAAAGAACTCGCCGTATCTTGAGAAAGATACTCAACGGAATTCCCTACAAACAAATAGCTTTCGAGGAGAAGACAACCGTACCTTACATCGCGGCTATAAAAAGTAAGTATATAGATGAGACAGTAGACCTCCAGCTCAACGGTCTTGGTCTATTCGTTATGAACGAGGAACAATTGACACTTCCTCTTCAGCGGCACTCCCTACACAGGGTTGACCACCGCCTTCAGAACCCTCGTTCTAGGTCAAAGCATCGTCAAAGACCCCGAAAGTTAGTCTAAGGCACTTTCCCCGGTGTCTGGGTACTACCGAATGATTTAAACGCACCAGCGGGCTTCCTAGAGGCTTGTAGGGCCTATCTAGAAGCAACGGTTGAAGGAGTTTGACATGACCTCAACAAAAAACTACGAAGGTAGACACACTCCTGAAACAGGACCAAGAAATATGCGATACTACGTAATCGGCGACCTTCATGGGCGCTTAGATCTCCTAGAAAAATCTGTCCAAAAAATTTCCGACCATGTCGGGGAAAATGTTTTTCAGATTATAACCCTCGGCGATTATATCGATAGGGGTCCTAATAGCAGAGGGGTCATCGAATATTTGATGGCTCATCCTGAAATCATAGCCCTCCAAGGCAACCACGAAGCCATGGCTGTCCAGACTATTAGCTGTTCACTCAACACAAGTTGGTGGGCTGGCAATGGTGGTGGGGCTACTCTTCAGTCCTACGGTCAGAACTATTGGAATGGTGATGATCTATATACTTCATTAGTTCCAGAAGAACATGTTCAGTGGATGCATTCCCTTCCACTATACTACGAAACCGAGAAGCAGGTCTTTGTTCATGCCGGTATTCCCAACGACGCCCCGCTCGCTGAGCAGCAATACGACACTAGATCCGATGGTGCAGTCAAGTTCCAGTGGATGCTCTATGGTCCGTCGGATCATGGAGGCTGGAGGGGCAAGCATGTTGTCCACGGGCATCACCAACATTCTGACGGACCGAAGATTTATAAGCCCGGAAGCACGGGCGGAGGCCGTACGAACCTTGATACTTACGCTTGGAAGACAGGCAGGATTGTCATAGGTGTTTTCGATGACACTCAAGGTACGCCACTCGAATTCATTGAGGTCACAGATGAAGAATAATACACTCACGGTAGACGCATCCATCGACAACGTCATTGACTTCGAGGAAGCTACAGCCAAGTCCAGCGGTAGCCACGGAGGCTTTGATTACTTCTCCGGTATGACTGTTGGCACACGCTTTGCTTGCTTTCGCAACGGTAACTATGGTAGTATCTGTGAAGAATACATCCTACTCCAGAAGAGTGGTCCGACTGTCCTACTCTTAAACACGCAGATCAATGATGACGTCCACTGGGCAACAGCTCAGGAGAGACACCTCGGCCAGAAGTTCTGGAAGATGCATACTATGGTGCAAATACTGCACGATCCCGAGAAGGATAAAAACAATGGGAACCGTGTACCAAATTGACCAAGCGACATGGTCTACCATGCGCATGGTCCAAGATGCTGTGAAGTGGAGCGAAGAACATAACGTTGACGGTAGTCGTCGTGGTTCTGTCAGAGCCCACAAAGCAGTACTGAAGACCTTTATCGAAGGTATTCGTGGTGAGGCAGCGTAAGCTGCCCACCTTTGGAGATAACAATGTACAGCTACGAACCATTCAAGGAATACCAAAGGAAGAAAACTATACTAGATGCTGAAGAAACCTTTGCTTGTAAATTAAATACAAAAGAAAGTATTGCTACTTACAAATACTTCGGTAGCTCTGGTCCTATTACTAAGAGACAAAAAGAAAAGTACAAAGCATTGCCAATCTTAAGATGGAAGTACTTAGGCAATACTGCCAACAGAGGATATAAAATGGATAAAGCTACGCACGTCTTGCTTGTTGTGGCGCTGACCATTGGGGTCATCGTCGGCGGGATTTACATCTCCCGCACCGTGTCCGTGGATTGCTGGAACTTCTTTGGCTTTGCCAAGGGATGCGCTGCTTCCACGGCGAAGTAAATGGATGGTGCCCGTTGGTGAGCCCGGGCACCTCCTACTTAGGAGATTACAATGAGACCAGATAAATACCCCTTGCCATGGTGTGAGGAATTTGATATACCGTATTACCAAGTAAATCTTTGGCTCGTATTCAATGTACCGGGTTGGGCAGAGAAACAAGCTCACATTCCTATGTCAGAAATCATACCTTGGATAGACGAACTTATTGAACGAAAAGAATTGAAGCTTGAGAGTAGTAATAAACATTGAGGCTAATGGGCTTAAGCCTGATAAAATCTGGTGTATTGTCTGTAAGGATATAGACACTGGAGAGATATCTAGATTTAATAATTTAACAACAGACGATATTGAAAGGAATAGATTTAATGAATTCACTAGATCCGTCACTCACTGGATTGGCCATAACATTCTTGGTTATGATCTCCCTGTGCTCCGCGATCACAACCTCTTACGTGATCCAGATATCGCAAGACATTGCACGGATACGCTCGTCATTAGCAAGCTGGCTGATTATCCCCGGAAGGGACACTCAGTTGAACATTATGCTGAAGAGTTTGGAGATGGAAGACAGTCCCAAGTATCTTACAGAGAATGGTCTCCAGAGCTATTGCTATACTGTGAACGTAAGGTAGACCTAGCCCATAAGATATACCTTAAGTACCTTAGGTACATTGAAAACCCTAAGTACCTTAATGCTATAGTATTAGAACAATCCTTTCAGTTAGTATGTAATAACCTTAGTGATAATGGTTTCTCCTTTAATGTACCTAAGGCTGAAGCATTACTTAAGAGGGTGGAAGACGAACTTGCTAGTCTAGATAGAGATATCTTAGGAGCCTTCCCCCCTCGTCTTAAGCTTATAAGAGAGGTCAACCCTAAGGAGACTAAATATGGCACTATCAGTCTTAGTTCCATTCCTAAGGAAATGCGGAAAGATACTGATATTCTTTCTGTTAATTCTCCTTTCTGTTATTGCAGGGTTAGCGAATTTAATCCTTCTAGCCACAAGCAAATTATCTCTGTACTTAATCGAGCTGGCTGGAGACCTATAGAGAAAACTAAAACTCACATAGACGTAGAGCGTGAACTCACCAAATTAAAGCATACTAAGCGTTCGAGTGAGCTTGACTTAAGACTTACCGAGCTATATACTAAACTTAATAATCTCAAGACGTCTGGCTGGAAAGTAAACGAAGCCAATCTTGAGACCCTCCCTCCTTCCGCACCACTAGCTGCAAGGCTACTGGCAAAGCGCATCCTACTTGAGTCCAGACGACGAACGCTAACCGAATGGTTGGCCCTCGTTGGTCCCGATCAGCGAGTCCATGGAAAATTCTATGGTATCGGCGCTTGGACCCATAGGATGGCGCACCAAAATCCCAATACTGCTAATATACCCAATGCCGTTAAAGTCTCGGACGGGAGTAAGATCCTGTACGGGAAGGAACTTCGTGCATTATGGCAGGCTCCTAAGAACCGCCTTCTCGTAGGCGTGGACGCCGAAGCTATTCAGTTGCGAGTATTCGCACACCTTATCAACGACCCTAAATTAACTGATGCGATCGTAAATGGTAAGAAGAGCGATGGAACTGATCCGCATTCTCTTAACAAGAAATACTTCGGCAGCTTCTGTAAGACTAGAAATGCTGCAAAGCATAGCTTATACGCCATGTTCTTTGGTGGTGGTCCCGGCAAGATAGCTGAGATCATGAGCTGTACGAAAGAAGAAGCCGAAGAAGCCATAGCTAGTCTGATCGAGAAGTACCCCGGTTTAGAGCATCTTCAATCAAAGGTGTTCCCAGTCGACGCCAAGCGGGGTTACTTTATAGGTCTAGATGGCAGGGCTGTACGTATCCCCGGTGATACTGTAGGTAATAGAAAGCATCTATGTATGTCAGGCTATCTCCAGAATGGAGAGGCCGTCATAATGAAAGCAGCTACACTTAAATGGATAGACAAGTTAAAGGAGTATGATGCATTACTGGTAAACTTTGTACACGACGAATGGCAGATCGAATGCCCGAACAATATGACAATTGCATTGGAAGTGGCGGAGATAGTATCAAAGTCACTGGATACGACTGGCGTAGAACTGGGCTTAAACTGTCCTATGGCGGGCAGTTACTATAACGATGACGACAAGGACTACACAATTGCAACTAACTGGTCCAAAACTCACTGACTTGGTTAGTGGACAATATATTAAAAGGAAAGTTACTATGAATAATTATATCACACAATTCGATTACAGTGTCCGTACTGGTGGGTCGATGACCTTCGCAGCAGATAACAAAGACGAAGCTGAGATGCTTGCTAGGGAATACGTCTTGGAGACGTATCCTAATGCATTCGATATTGAGATCGTTGAAGTGGACGCAGCTTAATGGCCCAACACGAAAAGACAATCCACACTTCCGTAAAGGGTAAGTGTAAGTGGGCTCATGTTACTAGACTTAATCGCTACGATGCATGGAGCATTGAACTCTGGCCTATACCCGAAGACCTTGAACGTATCCGTGAATGGCAAGCCAAAGGTTTGAAGAACACGATGCGTAAGGACGAAGAAGGCTATAACATTCGGTTCAAACGTGAGCCGAACAAGAAAATTACTCTGCGAACAGGTGAGATTAAACACCTCACATTCGCTACTCCCTCTGTTGCCATGGCCGATGGATCACCTCTCCCTCAAGGTGTATCCATCGGTAATGGTAGTGACGTCACAGTTCTACTTGAGGTCTACACACACGGTACGCCGGGTGGTGGATCAGCAGTAGCTGCACGTCTAGAAGGAGTACGAGTAGATAATCTAGTACCTTTTGATCCTTCAAAGGATTACACTACAGAAGAAAAGGCCAAGGTAGATACGTTAATGGCACAGCCAGAACATATCTTCTGACCGCCTTACCTTGGCAGTAGTAGAGGTCAAACTGCCGTTATTAGTTGATACTGAAGAGGAAACCGTCTGAGCATGCCTCTATGGATTGACGATCCCAGTATCATGCCTTCCACCTTCCATCGTGGTCAAGGCCAAGAAACCGCATGGGTAATACCAGTGGGAAGAGACCGCAGCCGGGTTTGGAGTAAGGTCCACGTCTGTGGCAGAACTGTAAATTCCTACTCGGGAACCGTGATCCGTTGGTGGAACCGTATAACCGCAGCCGCCTAGGCTAGCTCTGTGAGTAGGTCGTGGAGATCATTATGCAATCATGCCACGTTAATCCGTTGCATACCAAGGACTAGTGTGAGAACATCCGAAGGCTGTCATAGCCTTGGTTAGCTCGCGCAAGCCGCTGACCGAAACAATGTAGATGTCTACAAGGACACTGCGCAAGCAGGCACGTGGAATAACCGTGCGTTTAAACAGGGACCTCTCAAAGTAGGATGGTAAGCAGAACGTTCACCGGTCTCATTAGCCGGGATATAAAACCCTAACAGTGGAACTGTCGGAACCGTAGGGAAGCAGACTAGATGTGGACTAGTTGAGCATAGAGGTTGTCTGGAATGGCAGCTTCGAAGTCCCCTGACCTACATGGTAGGTACGGTACCAAGGATGCAGCGTAACTCTCAGACTACCGTAGCCATGGGGTTACAAGGTGGCAGATACGAGCATGATCTTTCCAGACTAACAGACAACCGAGATGAGGGAGCGTGACCCTCGCCCACGAGATGGGTTCCATGAAGGTAGTAGGTTGTAGATGTAAGACTACTCTTGGAGTAGCATTATCTGTGGTTGGACGATAGTGACGGGTGGTTCGAGTCCACTACATTGGGTGTAGTCACTAACGACGTATGGATCGCTCTGTGGTATGCAAGCCGGGTGCAACCGGTTGACGAAGCGTCGAGCACTTCCCTTGTATGTTTCGCCTACAGCACGGATTGAAGTTAACTACATAACGCCATGCATCAATATGAGGAGAGCCCGTGGTTTTAACCACACCTCTCAGGGTATGCTCAGCCGTATCTGAGCTACAGCTAGTCTGTCTACCGATCCTCAGTTGGTAGGGAGAACCGTTATGAGGTCACCGGACCAATCATTCTGGAGCTGGAAGTCCATTAACCAAGACACGCCTTGAAGCGTTGAGGACTATACGCTGAGTCTAGTGTAGCTCGTTCATGAATGTAGTTTGGCCTAGCTCTAGGACCACCTCTGGTTCAGACCGTAGGGCGTAGAATAGTTCATTGAATGTCGACTACTACTAAGCGGAGTGTTTGGATTGATACGCCACGACCGCTCAGCCTTGGTGAAAGGTTTCTTCGGAAGGGTTTATGAGCACAAGGGCAAACCCCGTGGTAAGAGAACTCAGGCTTGTTGCGCCGTAGAGTTCTGTGTCTCCGACATCGGAGGGGTACTGAGGTAAGAACAACTGTGAGTGAAGCACTACAGAACTAGGTAGTTAAGGGTACAGCCCTGACGTAGCCAAGAGAGTTCTGTAAGATCAGTCCAGTGAGACAGCGTTCACAATGGTACCGAACTAAGACAGAGGCTAACGACCCGGTCTTAGCAACAGACTACTAACATAAGCCAGACGTCACCGAGGGGTGCGCTGAGCCGAATGAAGTCGTGGAACTACGATGGGTGCAAATCCCGGACGCATAGGGCTTGGGCCATTAAACATATGGCCGACCGTAGCTGTAGCGTAATACTTCTTGTTAGCAAGTCCATAGGAATTAATTAAGCAGCGCCAGATCAGCGTTGAGCTAGGGAAAAGAGGACCCGCAGGAAACACACGAACACAGAATGCACTCTAACAGAGGAGAGCACACAATGTGTGTCATGTACACGATGTTCCGCCTGATGAAATACCTACAGCGATGTAGGGAACCACCTTAAGTAAATACCGGTGTGGGGCGTAGTTCGCCAAAGCAGTTAAAGCTTACGAGCGAATAGCCCCACGCTAGCCGGGACCAGCATAGCTGGCAGGTAGCTTTGCTACCGAAATAGAAAGGAGACGACATGAGCAAGCTCGACCGTTACTTGGCCGAGGCCCTCTTTCTTAACAAGACGCCTCCGCCCAAGCAGAAGAAGTCTGGTATTACTCTGAAGGAGTTCATCAAACTCTCTAAGGAGTTCGAAGAATATCAGAAGTACGTCAAGGAAAAAGAAGACAAGAACAAGCCGAAGGATGACAAAGACAAGCTGACATTCTGGCAGAAGACTGTGTTGCTGCACATAGGTGCGCTCGCTTACTTCGGCACGTTGGCATTGTTGTTCAGGCTGACATTCCACTAATTTTAGGACGACGGTCCGCTCGCGATGCCAGCCGTCGTCCTTTAGGATATACAATGGTAGACAAATACATAAATAAGAACGGCGATGTAGCCGTCATAGTTTCACCGGGTTATGGTGGCGGGTATAGTGAAGATGGTTTAAGTGTATTCGATCCGGAAGTCGTACGACTTATTCTAAACTACCCCAATGATCCTCATGGCAGTAAGGCTGCCTATAAAAAACTTATGGTAGATAAATACAATAAAGATTACGCACCTGACTTTGGTCAATTAGAAGTCGAATGGCTTAAACCCGGTACTGAATTTCGTATTGCTGAGTATGACGGTTACGAAACTATCGAACTTAAAGAAGAAACGAGTTGGCACGTTGCCTAACATAAATAATTTAATTAAGGACATACATGACTTCCTTGGAAACAACGAAGGATGGTTCACCGACGAAGTGGCAAAGACGTACAGCGAGGAAGTCACCACTAGACTCCGACAAAGCTTCAGCCCTAGAGAGCCTATTCCTCGCCTACGTCTCAGCCAGATGGGTCCGAAGTGCCCGCGACAGTTGTGGTACAGTATACACGCCCCACATCTTGCGGAGCCCCTGCCACCTTCCGCCGTGGTCAAGTTCACTTATGGACACCTACTCGAAGCCCTCGTAATCTCATGGGCTAAGGCTGCTGGACACGAAGTCACAGGAGAGCAAGATGAGCTGGATGTTGACGGAATCAAAGGTCACCGAGATTGCGTTATCGATGGGTGTATTGTTGATGTTAAGTCCTCTAGCACTCTGGCATTTCGAAAGTTCAAAGAAGGCACGATTGCCCAGACTGATGATTTTGGGTATCTGGATCAACTTGATGGCTATCTTTTGGGCTCACGCGATGATGATCTTGTACGGGTTAAGGATCGAGGATATCTCCTTGCCGTGGATAAACAACTAGGACATATGTGCTTATATGGACACAAGCTTAGATCAGAACATATATTGGAACGGATCAAACTATACAAATCCATTGTTTCACTTACAACTCCACCCCCATGTGAATGCGGTATTATCGCAGAAGGAGAAAGTGGTAATCTCAAGCTCGATGTCAGAGCTAGTTATTCAGACTTTAAATACGTCTGCTTCCCCCACCTGAGATGTTTCTTGTATTCCAAGGGACCAGTATTCTTTACCAAAGTAGTTAAGGTACCCACTTACAAAGGCGTACCTTTGATAGAAGTTGACAAAAGAAGTAAGTTAATATATACTTAAGACAGTTTGTCTTTTACTGTGAAAAAGATAAATCAAGAAAAGAAAGAAAAGAAATGGCTACTAACGCAGAATATCAGATTAAGACAGCAGACAATGGTTTCCTTATCCAGCGCGTCATCGAAGTCGAAGTCGACAACACTCCGGATGCTCCCTTCAAGGATCCCTATGAGCGGTCGATCTTCGTGTTCGCCGATTGGGCGGGCGTGATCGCATGGCTGAATGGTAATGAGCCGAATAAAGCGGCTTAAGCTATCTGTTGAGAACGGGGGGCTAAAGAAGAACAACAATAAATCCCCTCGTTCTCGACACCTTCTTAAGAAATACGGTATCACAGAAGATGATTACAATCTATTACTCGAACGACAGAACTGGTCTTGCGGAGTTTGCGGACGCCATCAAAGGCTTTTTAAGCAAAGGCTCGCCGTTGACCATGACCATAAAACCGGTGAAGTCCGAGGGCTTCTATGCACATATTGCAACAGGCGTATCATATCTAGGCACCGACGAGAACTCGGAGCAAGCCTCTTACAGGCAGCATTTGAATACCTTACACGCTCGGCCTACACAGGCTGGATAGTTCCGAAGAAGATTAAGAAACGTGGTAGAAAAATTCGTAATAAGCGTTGAAGTAATACTAGCAGTAAGTATCATTGTCTATTTCATGAGGCTTGTTGGTACTTGAGCTACGCTTCCGTTCTGGATGTCTACGATCTAGAGCAAATCTTAGAATTAAATGATAAGACTACTGAAGAGTGTTTAGAGTTCCTCGTTGAGGAGGGTTATGTTGAACTACCCCGCATCAAACCACTAGACTTCGAATGATACATCCTCACAACCGAGCTGAGCGTTTAGCCCTTGCAAAGAAAAAGAAGAAGTCCTACCCTCGGAGACCAACTGAAGAGGAAGACGAAGATGCCATTCGGGAAGAAGTTCGTAGAGAAGTTTGGGACCGACAAGACGATTGAGGTTTCAGTTGCAAACATCGAGGCTGCTGTAGTCTCTGCTTTGTATGCAATGAAGCTAGTTCCCGAGAGGGTCGATGTCCTCACCATTAATTGGCAGGATTTAATTAACAAAAAACCCACTGATGTAATATCAATGGGCATTAAGGTACGGAAAGAATAAGTTGGTAAGGGCGAATAGGAACTACGCTAAGGAGACGGCATATGAAAACTCACCTGCCCAAGTTAAGCGTAG